TTACCATCGCGAGTGATTTCAACGCTATCAGGAACTACTAAAGATTCCATAGCGATAGAGCCAGGCAATACGATATAAGAGGTTTTTGTACCTAAGATATCTACACCAGCACCTGTGTTGATTTTAGTCAATTCAGCAGAAGCAAAGCTTTGAGCTGCACGAGTGGTGATCAAGCGGAATTTACCATTGAAAATTGTTTGGAAGTTAACATTACCTTCAGTAACGCGATCTTCGTCAACAAAATTTGCAGAACGGAATGAGGCCAAAGTTTCAGGCGATACAACTAAGTATGCCCAATCTGGTTCATAGTCTTTAAATGCCATACCGAAAGCATTCAAGAAGCCTTCCGCACGAGCAGCACCTTGAGTAGCCGCAGTTGCCGCGATTACAGGTTTATTTGCACCTAAGTCAACATAAAAACCATAACGTTTGTCTGTTGGATCATTGTCAAATGTTTGACCGCCCAAGCCTGTTTGGCCTGAACCTGTGGCAGCACCATTTAATGCTTCAGATAAACCAACACCTTTCAATACACTTAAGATAGCATTGTGTTCGTCTTGAGCACGGGTTTCACCGAAGTCACGACCAATTTTTGCCAGCCCATCAATACCTGTAACTACGTCTTGCATGTTTACTTTTTCAGCGCCATGTGTACGTACAGTTTTGATATATGTTGAGAAGTCTGTGTCATAGCTTGTTTTCTGACCGTCTGCCGAATCTGTTAAAGAAGCAACGTTGATGGTTGGATTTAAAGGTTTTGCCCAGCGCATTTGACCGATAAAGGTTTCAGTATCTGTAGTAATCTGTGGATTAGAACTTGTGATACCTGTGCCTGAAAGTTTTTTAGCTGTTGTATAAGCTTCGTCACTGTAAGCGCCGATTGCTTCTTGTAATACATAAGTATTGTTTAAACCTGACTGGATACCAGTAGGTAATGTAAAAGTTGTAGCTGCCATTTGTTGATACCATTAGTTATTTGCGACGAAGTTTCCCTTCGGCCGCTCTTTTAAGTACCTCTTCCTGACTCATGGAGAACAATGAAGCATTGCTCGGAGGCTCGGAAGTGGGTGCGGTTGTCGTAGTACCAGCTCCAGAGTTAACCTTTGGCTTTAATAAAAATACATTAGCATCATCGTTAAAGAAATCTTTAATGTGATCCGAAATGGATTTTCCTGTTTTATGTACCCACTGGTCTTGTTCGTTTTGGACGAGGTTGCCAACAATTTCCTTAAAGGCCATTGATGTTGCGGTCTCACTTCTAAATACATAACCTGAGAGATAGGTCTTAACCTCTGAATCTCTTGAAAGCTCAGTTACGCGTTTAGCCAAAGCTTCACTTTTAGCTTTTTCCTGCGCCAGTTGTAGTTCGTAGACTTCCTTATGTCTACCTTCTTCTTGCAGCTTAATGATATTAGCTTCACGTTCGGCTAATTCTTTGTCCGCAAGTACTTTTAAAGCCTGATCCCGTTCACCGTAAGCTTTATCCAACTTGTCTTTAATGTCTTTAAGTTTATCGTCGATTGCTTTCTGCATGATCTCTTCTGGAATTTCCGTGGGAACTTCTTTCGGAGTTTCTTCAGGTGGTTTTGGGGTTTCTTTTGGTTTTGATTCTGGGTCTAATTCTTCTGACATTTTAATTTTTCCTTAAAGGCACAGCCTTATTTATGTTTGTGAGCACAGCTCGGAAGGGACTTTTAATATCCTTTAGTATACCAATGTATACTGAAAGATACTGATGATAGTCTAGGTTTTTCATATTGTTCATTATCCATTTGGATACCTTTAGGGTAATACCATTTAAAGAAATAATAATAAATAACAATAATAAACTTTATCCCTTTGGATATCTTTAGGATATCTTTAGGGTATTACCATTTAAGGAATATTAATAGTAATAACAATAATACACTTATCCCTTAGGGTTCCCTATATACCTCCCTTTGGATACCTTTAGGGTATCATTAGGATAATGTTAAGGGGCTGACATTTGGGTTAATTCAACACCCGAATGATTACCAGGATGAAGTAACCTCATCGCAGTGTATTGACGATTCTCTCGAAATCGCTAATATAAAATGATGAGGTATTCTCCATGTATTCTCAGTGGCGTTGACGCGTTTCAGATTTCAAGTCGCCCGTGAGATTTTCCAAAAGTTGGCCAAAATCCGTGCCGCTGTGACACGTTTTTCGCACGCCGATGCGGTGGCCATGCCGAAATTTTTCGCGCCACAGACGGGCAGTTTTTAGCCTCGCTGCAGCCCATGTGGGGCATGGGTAACAGGCTCTTTAGGTGTTATAGGTAAAACCTTTAGGTGTCTGAAAGAAGAATCGTTAGCAGATCCAACGCCTGCTTTGAAGTGAACAACTCTAAATGTTCTATTCATCAACCTACTCCGTAGAAAGAATAATCATCACCGAAACCGGTGGGTACCTCTTGGAGTACATCTTCCTTCTTGAGAATGTCTTTATCTTCGATCACACGTCCACCCACCACACTTCTACCGGCTATAGGTATTAATCCCTTATCAATCGCTTCATTCAGATACTGCTCATATAAAGCGTCGGGCAATCCACGGGCATGCATCTCATCTAACGTCCGAATGATTTGATTATTATCAAGCACATTGGCGTAGATTTTTCTGAGGGCGATCCTTGCAGGTACCATATCAGCAGTATTTGCAAAGAAGGCGTCATGAATAGTACTTGTAGCTACATTGTTTTCTTTTCCCCATAGATGGAAACGCTTTACCAATGTAGCGTCATTGGAGTGATTACCGTTAACGGCGAAGGCAGTCTTAGCCTGACCTGCATCTGCAATATCTTGGAAATCGCCCTTTTTATTGAAGATCATATCCCAAGGCGTCATCTCAGACTTCTGAGACACTTGTACAAAATTAGTAACCCAGTTTCCTTGTGCATCTTTGTATGACAAGCGCTCTTCGAAGGCTTGTGTAAAATTCTGCTCTATCGTTTTTCCATCAAAGTTTACCCATGGAACATTTGTCCAAGCCTTAGGCATCTTATTAGCTTTGAATATCTCAATACCACCAAACACAGGTATTTTGGCACCGTATGGTAAATCTATCTCCATCTTCATAAACTTAGCGCCTAGTGTCCTGGCTTTTGGTGTTGCGACACCGTTCACTATTTCATCAAAAGTGCTGCCCGGCTTGTACCACCCAAAACGTCTGAGGAATTTTTCGCTTACAGCTTCTCCTCTCTTTATACCCAACAATTCACTTACTCTGTCTGGAAGAGTATAACCTCTCTTTTTGTTACCGACCACCATACCTTTAACGATACTAGACCAATCGAAATCTGCTTTCTTAGGCTTAGCGTTTTTTAAGTAGTCTTCAGCCAATCTTCCGAAGAATTTAGTGAAGTCTTTTAGGATAGGCACTTGTATTGCCAAGTGTTCAGACATTAGTTTGGCAATCGCTTTGAAGTCATCCGGCGTAACCACCCTATCATAGTGAGTAGTCATTTTACCCACAAGATCACGGGTCTTCGGATCTAAGAAATACAACTGTTCCATTATCTCGTCACCAGGATCTTTGCCTTTATCAAAGCAGTCTTTTATATTCTTACGGAGTGCCATGAGCTCATTAAAAGTGTCTTCGTCGAACTTCTTATATCTAGCAGCACGCGCTGAGATCTCATTCAGCACGATGTCTCTGTCACCAGCTTTGACGACTAGCGTGTCTGCATCTTTGTCGAGGATTTTGGCAAGTTTTCCTTCTACGTTGAGAATGGCAGTTCGTTCGCCTGCGCCATAGAAAGTCCATTATTGTTACGAGCACTTTTGTTAAGGTGCCCTTCTTAGTGTTACCACTAAGGTCAGACTATATCTTACATCCTTGTCTCTCTGTTTCCCAGCCACTTGGCCAGTACTCCCTTTCGGGATAGTCGTTGCACTACTCTTTTGAAAGTTCCTTCTAGAATAGCTCAGTATTGTCCACTAGGGAGATTCACTGAATTAAGAGAGTTTATACATGGCAACTTTTCACCATGTTCTGGGCTTTTGCGGCCTTGCGCAGGTCTTTCTCGCTTAAACCAAGTTTCTCATTTAAAACCTTGAAACGTGGATCGTGAAACGTAGCCGCAGCGATCTCATCATATAGCCTGCGCTTCTGCATTGTGGGAACTACGTTGCTCATCTCAGCGAGTTGCTTATTCTTCGTCGTTAACGCTATTATCTGCGCGCCAGACGAACTCGCGTCTTGTTCAAGCGCAAGAGCTGTGTAATAGTTGTCTAATTTATTCTCTAACGAGACGTCTCTTGCAGCTCTCTCCCAAAACTGATAAGTAGTGGAAGAGGGCTCACCTAGGCCAGGCCCCCTAACGCCTGTCTGTCTATAGCCGAGTCTTTTGAACAGTGCTTGTGACGCGATATTGTCAGGTTCAATAAGGGCAAAACTCTTAGCATTACCGACTACCTGATTAATAGCTGCATCTGCTAGTCCTTTTCCTCTCGCAGATTCATCCAACCACACACCACTAACTTTCTTCCATTTACCTGAAGCTGTAGTTACATCTTCCACGGAAATTAATCCTTGGTCATCGCCAATTACTTGCAAAGTATCTTTACGTTTGCTGAAGTAGCCTCTAATGAAAGGGTCTGCATCGGCCTTGGCGAGTAACGCGTTCTCACTAATTGGATACCAGTTTGCGTCATAGAGCTCATGTACGGTACCGTCACTCAGCGTATACGCGCCAGCTGGCGTATCTTTCGGGGAAACCACTTTAATCTTACCGAGCAGTTTAACCCTTACATCAGATGTGACCCACTGTTCCGATGTCACTTTGCTATCAGGGACTTGAGCGATAGTAGGTGTGAGTCTGCTGTATTTACCAACAGGTACGTACACATGCAACTCTTTTCCAGACAGCTTCATAGACAGGCCGCGAATTGCCCCATCTACCGACTCTGCAAAAGAAACTCGAGGTGTAGTACCGTCCTCAAATCCTTTCTGCGTCAGATAGTTGTCAGGGACACGTGGTGACATTGTCAGTGAGGCCAGGGGTTTCTCACTGAGGTGGTACATGCCTTTCGCCAGAAAATCCTCAGCGGGCTTTACGGTCGAGCTAAACTGATGTAACTTTACAGACTTCGGCGGCAACTTTACTGTAGACAGGGACTTCAAGTCAGCAGAGGACAGCTTATAATGGTCAGCGTCAGTACCGTACTTATTCTCTGTGACTAACTCAAACGTAGTGGCCTTAGGGTTGGCGTACTTTAGCCGAGAAGCACCTCTAGAGTGACCGACCACCAGCATTGCTGTCTGGTCAGGCTCTGTGAAGTCCTCCCCAGCATCAAATTCAACTCTATATCCCTTGGCTTCTAGGCGCTGTTTCACATCGGCATAGAAAGTATCTGCTAAGGGATTGTTGTCAATATACTTCGGATTGCCCTTCACGATTACCGCCAGAGGTTTGCTTATATCACTGACTCCAGTTTTCAAATGATTATCAATCTTAGCAACCTCAATAGCGAACCTGAAGAACTTACCAAGTTCCTCACCCTCAACAGCTCCCACAGTCTCATTCTCAAGTATCCAACGTAGGTCCGCAGGCTTCTTACTGATCATTCGATTACCAATTTCTGTCAATTCAGGCCAGAATTTATCGGCGATCTTTTGTCTCCCAGTAACGCTTAGGCCGTTGTAATTGCCTTCAAATTTATCATTTAGACCACCTAGAAAAGCACCGATCTGATCTCTAAAGTTATCGTAACCTGCTTTGCCCAAAGGTTTAGCCACTTCTGTGTTTAAATAGGGTCTGCATTGTGTTCAGTGTAGTTCGTTACTCTATACTCGCTTTC